TGCTAATGGTGCTGACAACGGTTACGGCACCAAAGTTGGTGTTAAGTACACCTTCTGATAACTTAATCAGATAAAACTGAGGGACTCTTCGGAGTCCCTTTTTTATTGGTATGAGTAAATTAAATCCAAAGAAAAAATTTAGTATTAGGAAACTTGCTAATGAATTGTGGTTGATTCCAACTATTCTATTGGCAGCACTTATTTTGATTGAAGGAATTCACCTTCATGCACATTATCAAATGGATACTGATGTCAATTCTTATGTGAGAAATTTTCTTAGAAAAAATCCAGATTTCAAAGACTAATGTAATCTGGTGAACAATTTGTCGGGAAACCGTAACATGGGGGTGCTTGACACCCCTTTATATTTGCTATATAATTGTGTTATAAATCTTTACAAAAGACAATGACTGTAACAACTAACGAGTACGGGCAGCAAAACATGTTTGCCAAAGAACCCGTAATGTATTATGAGAACTACGGTATGCTGACTCCCAACATGGTTAAAGAGCGCACTAATGGGCGCTGGGCTATGATGGGTATCGTCGCAGGATTCCTTTCTTATGCTCTGACTGGTAATCTTTACTTCGGCGTCTTCTGATGGCAGCAGTTGTCTGGACAGTTACCACAGTCACTTTCTTTTGCATCCTTGCATACTCTGTAGAAAAACTTTCTGAAACTTATTAAGGAGAAACACAATGAACGAAAAAGCAGAACGTATTAATGGTTGGGCAGCGATGATTGGTATCGTTGCCGCAATGGGCAGTTATGCTGCCACTGGACAGATTATCCCTGGTATCTGGTGATGTTATTGTTGGCAACCATGATGCTAGGGATGTGGATTATCATCAGCTCCCTTGGCAGTAATGATGTTGACGACGATGATGACTTCGGCGGGGGTAAAATGATTCCCGCTTATAATCCAATTAACTAAAATGATAGAAGTAAAAATGCGTAAAGAACAGTATCAAGTACCCCAAGTAGAATTTGTATTCCGTGAGAATGGAGAGTTTATTACTACACCATCCTTGGATCTCTTTACTGATAAGCGTGTGGTTATTTTTAGTTTGCCTGGTGCATTTACTCCTACTTGCAGTGCTTATCAACTCCCTGGATTTGAAGAGCGATATGAAGAGTTTATTCAACTTGGTATCGATGCTATTTACTGCATCTCTGTTAATGATGGCTTTGTAATGAATGCCTGGGCAAAAGATCAGAGTATTGAGAAAGTAAAACTCATCCCCGATGGTAATGCTCACTTCACCCGTGCAATGGGACAACTAGTTCGTAAGTCTAATCTTGGATTTGGTGAGCGTTCTTGGCGTTATGCTGCTGTGGTTGATAACGGTATCATTGAGAAACTGTTTGAAGAACCTGGCAGATCTGATAATGCTGCTGACGATCCTTATGGAGAAACCACTCCTGAAGCAGTCCTGGAATATGTGAAGACTGCAACACGGGAACCTGTTACTGCTTGACAGTACACTTAAAACTTGATATGATTTATAAGGAGGCTTAACTGCCTCCTTTTTGCTAAATATGCAAAGTGCCGTAGGAAATCCGATTTCCATAACGGATGTCGAATTCAATTTGTTTTAATGCTTAAAAAATTCCTGCCACTTGTTTTGGCAACTTCTATTCCCGCTGCTTGTGCTTACCCTTCAATCAGCGAAATTAAAAACCCTCCAGCTCTTACTGTAGAACCTGTAGTTGGGTTTATTGATGCCAAAAAGGTAGTTGAAATTGAAGTAGAAGAAAAAACTTGGAAGTGTCCTACATGCAATAAGAATGAGCAATATGTTTTAGAAAAACTTCAAGAGAAAACAAAAATTACAGATAGAAATGCTCTTGCAACGATTCTGGGGAATATTAAATCAGAAAGCAACTTCCATCCCAACATCTGCGAGGGAGGTGCTAGAGTTCCTTACAATCGTTGCCATCGCGGTGGTTACGGACTCATTCAGTGGACCTCTACGAACCGTTATCTGGGGCTAGGTAGATTCGCTAAGAAGTATGGTTACGATCCCTCCAGTCTTGAGGGACAAACTGCATACATGATTAACGAATATACTTTCCAGAAATACCTTCCTGAGTTTGAAGGAAATGGACAAACAGTTGATCAGTACATGGTTGCTGCTTACTATTGGTTAGGTTGGGGCATCAAAGGTGCTCGTCAAACTTACGCTTATAACTATACTAAGAAACTTGTGTATTCATGAACGAAGACTGGCGCTACTCTGATGATAGAATGAAAGTGCGAACGGAAGCACTTAAAATTCTTCTTGCAAAATTTGGACATCAAATGGAAGGAGTAGTTCCTAAATATTCAAATCAATCCATTTATGAGTGTGCTCATGATTGGGTGTCTCAAGGCAATGCTACTACATTCGGCATTGTAAAATATTACGAGGCGTATTATGCAGAAACTAATTAACGTTATTGCTTTACTTTCAGGTTTAACTTCTTTGACTCTAATTGGCGGTAGTGCTTATGTTCTTCTGAACAAAGATGCACTGATTGAATCTGCTAAGGAGCAGGCTGTTAAAGCAGCAACAGATGCAGTTGCTGGAGCACTTCCTGGTATGATTCAAGGCGCTATGCCAAAAATGCCATCAGCAACTGGTGGTGCTATTCCTTCGGTTCCTGGACTATGAAAAAACTTGCTTTGTCTATGTTAGCAGCAGCATCTTTTGTGATGCCTGCTTTTGCTGAACCAAAACTTAAGAAAGGATTCTATACAATGGACTCTTTGGGTTGCATGATTACACGAGAATGCACCAAAGATGTCCGACGAATCAAGAGTATCGACGATATTCGTAAAAACTTTCCTGATTCTAATTTTGATTATGTTGCTGACGAGTTTGACTCGATGTTGGTATCCCTTGATAAAATCGGAGTTATGGTTTTTCTAGGGAACGAAAAATATTTCCCCCCTGGCCATCGTGGTGTCTATCATACCGTTAGAAATAACTTCTATCTGAATGATGCTTTTGTGCATCGTCCTCATGTGCTTATGACTGTGATGCGTCATGAAGGATGGCATTCTGCACAGGATTGTATGGCAGGAACTATCAAGAATAGTTTGATTGCTCTTATCTATCCAGAGGAAAAGGTTCCACAAGTCTGGCGTGATATTGTAGAGAAAACATATCCTAAGTCTGCTGTTCCTTTTGAAGCAGAAGCAAAATGGGCAGGTATGACTCAAGGTATGACTGCTAAAGCACTTGATGCTTGCACCACTGGTAAGATGTGGGAAATTTACGAACCCACTCCTTTGACTGAAAAATGGCTGCGTGAAAAAGGATTTATTAATTGATGACTGTGCCATTCTTTATTGAAGAACCTATCACTTGGAAAAAGATTGAGGTTCCTTATGATATTGTCCAGTATTGTGACATGTATACACTTGATGCAGATCGTGAAGACTTGCGTTATATTGATTGTGTTTGGATGCATATGGGATACTACGGTGTCCCTAAGCATGTTATGAAAGCAGTTCGTGATGAATTTAATCCACCTCAAATTAAACCAATTTTTGAATAAATAGGAGTGCGCTGTCTCCAATTTCATGGCTGAAGAAGTAAAAGAAGTTTCTAAAGAAGAAGAGAAGAAAAAAGGTATTCTTGGTAAATTGAAATCTGCTGCTGATGATCATGAAGGACAACTAGAGGCAATCAGTACAATGGTTCGCCTTGGTATTCTTATTTGGAGTGGTGGTATTCTTACTCTTGCATATATCAAGTTACCACCTGCACTTGGTATTCCCGAACAGAAACTTGATCCTACTTTCATTGCATCTGTTTTCACTGGAGTCCTAGCAACATTTGGTGTTCAGACAGCAAAGAAGTCTGGTGATGGAACGATGAAGATGGGTGCCGCTTCTGGTGGTGTATCTAAAGCAGACTTAGAGAAACTGATTGCCGCTGCTGCACAAACCGCACCTGCTCAAACCATTCGTATCGAACAAGCACCTCTTCAGATTGCAACTGCTGCTCCCAAGAAGGACGGCGAACCACCTGTAATGCCTACGGTATAAAACAATGATGTTACTTACTTTGTTTATTGTTGGACATATGGAAATCGGTAATGGTTATTGCCGAACAGAGATGATGTTACAAGATGATGTGATTTCAATGGAATATCCATGTGAGTATTATTCTGAATTGAAAGATTTAGATAAACAATTAAAGGAATGGTAAAATGAAACCAAACATTGTACCACCGAAGTCGCCATTTAAGTGGGCTGCTATTGGAGTAGGTACTCTGTTTGGTATTGCACATTTGGGGATGGTTGGACACCTAATCAACCGTCCCATTTTTCCTAATCTACCTGTTGGTAATTACACTTCTTATACAGTTGAGTATGGTAGAGATGGGTATAGAATTAAATACAATTCTAACGATCCTAAGGTGATGACTAAGGATAGGGTTGTTAATAAAAAGAATGGATTTTTTGGTATTGGTGGAAACACTAATATTATTCAACAAGAACAATACACCATGGACGGAGCAACGCATCTCCAGGGTGGTGAAGCGGGAAAGTTGACTGCCCAACAAGTAGAGTGTATCAAGGCGGAAGGTGGTGGAGAAAATGCAGGTAGAATGGTTGGAGCTAGTGCTGGTGCTGCTGTTGCCCCATGGTTTAGTAGCATTCCTTATATTGGTTGGTTGGCTGCGGGATGGGTAGCAATGTTTGCTCAAGATAAGGGAGCAGATATTGGTGGTGATGTCGCCACAATGGTGAAGGACTGTGAGTGATATAAACGATCCTGTTTGGAGTGTTATTATTCTTCTTTGTTGTGGATTAGCATTTACGCTATATTGTGTTATATATATTCTACGCCTATCATTTAAGGAACTAGAAGAAGATGGCCAAGTCCGCGAACAAGGGCAAGAAGGGTCAATCGAAGCAGAATCAAGGCAACGCGACTGCTAAGAAAGCAAAAAACGGTGGTAAGAAGAAATAGTATATGCCACGCGAATGGAATACTTCTTTTAGGGAACCGTGGAACCCTATTATAAAGAAGTGCCTAGACGGCATAGATCTCCACAACGAATTATATTTCAAAACTCAAGATTCATTTCATTTAAATCAAGCAGATTTACTCAGGTTATATGTTTCAAGGTTAAAAACTTGGATACATAATACTGAACCCGAAGCATTTCATAGAAAGGAGAGTAATCATGGGAGCAATGACACCCCCGAGCAGGAAGTCGTGTTACAACTTCCGCGTAGTTGAAATTGATAGAGTTGTTGATGGTGATACCATTGACGTTACTATTGACTTGGGTTTTGATTTGTATAAAAAAGAACGTGTTAGAGTAGCAGGAGTTGATACTCCTGAGAAGAGAACGAAAGATGAAGAAGAGAAAGCCCTGGGTTACGATGCTACTCACTGGCTTGAAGAAAGACTTCAAGGCGCTATTGAAGGGGATGACGATCTCGTTATCCGTACTGAGCTTGTTGGTGGTGTTGGAAAGTATGGACGCCTTCTCGGCTGGCTCTACATCGGAGACGCCGACGTGTCCCTCAACGAACAAATGATTACTGAAGGATATGCCTGGGCATATGATGGTGGAACCAAGCAGAAGAACTTTGAAGAACTCAAAGAGATTCGTCGTGCTCATGGCACTCTTGTAGAATGAGTTCACTTTTTGTATTCTTATTTGCGCTTCTATTAGTTGCGGGAATGGAATCTACTTGGCCAATAAAAAATAGGAAATTTTAACCGATGACAACAACTAGAAGAAAAAAGAAAGATGATGGAAAGAGTGAGTTCTTTCTATATGTCGCATTTCATTCTGTCTTTACTGCGATAGTAAATTTGTTTAGCGATGGAGATTCCTAATATTACTTCTAGGGATATTAGTATTCGTGAAATTGAAATACCTCAAGTAATAACATCTTCAGAAAACTACATACAAACACCACTAGCACCACCCGTAGTGGTAAATATTGGTGTGCCTATCGTTGACATACCAGGATGCGTAGAATCTCATGAGACGAATTCAAAGTCCAAAACCATTGGAGGGGATGACCCTAAAGGATTGGTTACTTACTGTGATGGTAATCTTCCCAGTTTTAATCCTATTACTTTTGAACCGAACCAATTAGTTCCTACATCAGTACCAAAAGTAGATACTAGACAGAAAGAAGATAAACTAGATCCACTAGAACAAGTTAAACTTCCCAATCCAGCCCCACCTGCTACTACCAAGGTAGATTGTCCAACACCAGGACAGCAAGCAAAAGAACCTGTCGGAACATATGTAGAGGGTTTCCGAAAGAAGGTTACTGAATATAAACTCATAGGTAATGAGTGTGTTCAGATAACAGAAGCAGTTCCATTGCCACAGCAGATTATTGCTGGACTTCCTAGTGGAGGACAAGTGATGCAGGTTGGTGGTGTTGCTGTTGTTGCTACTGCATCAGCACTATTAGCAAAACCGCTGGCAGACATACTTTTGAAAGCAGTCAAACCAACGGTTAAGAAAATTATGAAGAAGATTGCTACGATTCGTAAGAAACCTATTCCGGTTTTATCGATAGGGGAGCGCCGAGCAGAGCAGCGTCAGATGAATCATGCTGTTCAGGAGTTGCGTTCTGTGTTCCCGAGGAAGAAGAAACGGAAGGGATAGTGTGATAGTGTGGGTGAGTATGCCCTGGAGGATTATTTACAACCACATCAGCACATACTTTATAGTAAGGTGATTTTGGATGGAACATAATACCCTGCTTCATTAACTCTCCACAGTTCTTTAATCTAGCAATTTCAAAATCTAATCTCTTATTAGCAGTTGTCTGTTGCATCAATGCGATGTTAGCAGCAGCTGCTTCTTTACATTGATCTTGTAGTTTCTTATCAAGAGGACGAGACCATGTAGCAGAAAATCCTAAACCAAGGTTGTAGTTATCCTTCTGCCCTGTTCTTACAGGAACGCGATATAAAACAGACCCAGGATTGTCGGGTGCTCCATCTTCATCCATATCCCTCATATCATATACGGGATCTTGATAGTAAGGTTCCCATGGTTTGGTAGCAGAAGCACTACCAGTTACATATGGAGTGATGTTCAGAGTTGGCCCTTGACACTGGATTCCACCACCATAAGTGTTGGTGATGTAAGGACCTTGGAGGACTTGGATTGCTTGGTTTGTAACTGAGCCAGAGGAATTAGCAACAGGAGCAGCAGTGGCGCTAACGCCACCAACAGTCTCAGCAAGAACTCTTTGTTGGACCAGTGCTGGGGATAATAATCCAAGAAGAAGTGCTCCTATTACTGGTTGAAAATTGATGTTGTGTCGGTTATGCTTGTGACTTCTGTGACTCTTTGGATTATTGTTTGTGTGCTCAAACCAGGCCCTTGGTAAGTTTCTGTATATTGAAACGCACCGCCTGGTGTTGTTTGTGTGAAGTTCGGCTTGCTTGATAACCCAGTCCATGTTGAAGTCACTCCTTCGATTGTTGATGTAGATGTAGAAGTTCCAGGCGAAAGATTTCCTGATGCTGTTATTCCACTTCCCGTTACTGAATATTGATATCCCGTGTTGTAATCCATCGAGTTGATGGTTTCTGTAATCTTTTGTGTTGTCTCGGTATGTGATGTCATGGAGCCCTGTGTAAAGTTAGGGACTACAGGGACTGCCTGAGCAGCCCCATGTAAAGCACCAAGAATCAATCCGAGACCGATTGCTTCTTTTAAATTAGACATTATTATTTAATGGTAATTTCAGAAACAAATTGTCCAGTAGCACTTGTGCCAGCACCACCAGCAGTTAACGATACAGTATGAGCTGAATCGATAGTACCAGCGAGAGAACCAGCCACACCACCAGCAGTTGTGGTGACACTTCCAAACGCGGGTAGGGATGCAACCACACCGCTAGTAACGGTTGTTCCTGTTGGGATTGCGTCTCCCCCTGTGAATGATTGGGAAAAGTTAAAGTCAGTTCCCGCAGTTGTTTGGGTGTATGTACCACCGTTCATGGTTGCCGCATCAGTTGCCGAAGCAGGAGCAGTAAGGCCGCCAAGAGTAGCAGAGACATTAGATCCACTTACCGAGTAGGTAGAACCAATTCGAGTTGCCTGAGAGGCAGCAGCATCAACAGTCAGTTGAACACTTGATGAGAATTTTGTTGTAATATCGGCACGTGCTGGTACCGCCATCAGTAACATTCCAAAAAGCAATGCTGCTTTTTTCATTCTTCGAGATTTGAACACGCAATTATTTAGGGACAGGGGGGGGGATTGACACGAGCACTGAATGGGTGTATTATAAATAGGTAAACAAATGTTACGGAAATCAAGGTTTTCTTAACATTGTTAGAACCTCTGCCGTTTGACCGAGACTAGGCAGAGTTACCAATCCGTCTCTCATATCCAGTCTGAGGGTGACTGGAGCATAGTAACTCCACCATTTCCCTGATGGTTTTACTTCTTAGTTCAAAAAAAAATGCAATCTACACTTTCACGTCAAAAACAATCGAATACTTGGGAACAGTTTTGTAACTGGATTACTAGCACCGACAACCGCATCTATGTGGGGTGGTTTGGTGTATTGATGGTGCCTTGCCTTCTTGCTGCTACGACTTGTTTCATCATCGCTTTCATCGGTGCTCCTCCTGTGGACATTGATGGCATCCGTGAACCCGTCGCTGGTTCACTCATGTATGGTAACAACATCATCTCTGGTGCTGTTATTCCTTCGTCCAATGCTATTGGACTGCACTTTTATCCTATCTGGGAAGCTGCTTCCCTAGATGAGTGGCTCTACAACGGTGGTCCTTTCCAACTGGTTGTCTTCCACTTCCTCATCGGTATCTATGCTTACATGGGTCGTGAGTGGGAACTCTCCTACCGCCTGGGTATGCGTCCTTGGATCTGCGTTGCTTACAGTGCTCCTGTTGCTGCTGCTAGCGCCGTCTTCCTGGTCTATCCTTTTGGTCAAGGTTCTTTCTCTGACGCAATGCCCCTGGGTATCAGTGGCACCTTCAACTACATGCTTGTCTTCCAAGCAGAGCACAACATTCTGATGCACCCCTTCCAT